ACAAACACAACCACTACCCATGACAATAGTTGGTATATATCCAAGAGTAGTGATACAGGATTTCAGTTGAGGTTAATAAAGTTTATACCTGAACACGCTAAAGAATTAGTACTAGATGGAAAGTTAAGCGTAGGAACAATGACACCAGAACACGACTGGGAACATCATATACAAAGAGCAGCAGATCATGATTCCTGGACTATTGTAGAACATGGACACATTATTTGTTCAGGTGGTTTTATAGATATGTGGGAAGGTGTTGCAGAATGTTGGTTTATAGGATCAGACAAAATACAAACAAAAGTAAAATCTGTTGTAGCGACTACTAAAGATATTATGAACAAATCATCTTATTCTAGAATGCATGCAAATGTCAAAGCAGACTGGAAAAAGGCAATACGCTTTGCAAGTTTTTTAGGTTTTAAAGAAGAAGGTTTAATGAAAAAGTTTGGCCCAGAAGGGGCAGATTATATTGTAATGGGAAAGGTAAAGTAAATGGCAGAATTAGCAATAGCAGCAGCGGTAGCTGGAACGGTTATAACCGCATCTAGTCAAATGGCAGCAGGTAAGGCAGCAAAAAAAGCTGCCGATTTTAATGCAAGTGTTAATGAAAGAAATGCACAAAAAGCAGAAATACAAGCAGAGAACATTGCAAGGACTACTGAGTTTGGTATTCAACGTAGCAGAAAAAAATTCCAACAATTAAACGATAGAACGCAAATGGCTGTGCGTGGTAATGGTTGGTTAGCAAGTACAGGAACACCATTAAAAATTTTATTACAAAATGCAATGAATTTTGAAGAAGATATATCGGCACAAAGATTACAATCAGAAACAAAAAGACAAGAACAATTTGAAGTTGCAACTAACCAAAGATTACAAGGAGAATTACAAAGAATGCAAGGTAAAGCAGCACAAAACATTGCTAAATATCAAGCAGTAGGCACATTACTTTCTGGCGGTAGTGCAGCTTATGGAACATATAAGACATCGTAATGAAAGTACCTGTATATGAAAGACAAGTTGGTGAAACTGTGGACACCGGAAGTAGAATGCTTACCGCACAAATTAATCCCAACACAATGGCTGCACCATACAAAGCAGTAGCAGAGTTAGGTAATACTATAACAAAAGCAGGATTAGAATGGTACGGGCATGAGTTAAAACTTAAAAGAAGTATTGAAGAAACTAATGCAAGTACAACTTTAGCTTATGAAAGTAAAAGATTAGCTAATAGAATTACATTAGGTGAAACACAAAAGGATGGAACTTTTATACCTCCAGTATCTCCTAAAGATATGACTAGTGTTTATAAATTAGAAATGGGTAAAATTGTTAATTCTTTACAAGGTAAATTTGTAGATAAAGTAGCACAAAAAAGATTTATAGCTAAAGTTAGTTCATTAGTTGCTAATGATCAATTAGGAGTTATGAAGTTAAGTAGAAATGCTTTAGTTGATGAAAGACAAGCACAATTTAATTCAGAGTTAAATAATGAAATAGATATTATAACTAGTGCTATACCGGGAACTGTGGAATACAATGATGCTTTTATAAAATTATTTGGAGATGATGGTAAAAAACAAAACGCATTTGGTTTAGGTACACAAAAAACAAGTCCTGTAAAAAGTATTTTTCAAAGAATGATAGATGAAGGTATTTACAATAATGTTGATGCACAAAAGTTAAAAATAAAAACAGAACAAGATATAGAAATACTATCTATTACTAAAGACCTTATAGCTTCAGAAGAAACAAACGATGATAATGTTTTTGATGTTATAGAAAATAAAATACAAAAAAATAAAAAACTTTCTACAACTACAAAACAAGCATTATTAAAACAAGTAGACACAAAAAAAGATACATGGATAAATGCAAAAAATAGAGAAGAAGAAAAAGAAACAAGACTTAATGATAAATTAACTAAAAAGAAACAAAACAATAACTATGGAACATATACATCAAGAATAATAAATTGGAAAACTACTGGCGATTGGGATAAAGAAGGAGAAATAAATATTTATGAATTAACTAAGTTAGCAAATGATGGAGATATAACTGTTCCAATGTTTGAAAGTTTAAATAAAATGTTAGTAGATACAGACGCACAAGAAACAAACGGTCATCTTAAAAAAGATCTTTTATTGAGAGTGTTAGATTCTCAAGTAACTAACAATGAGTTAGATGCAATTATTTCAGAAGTTCCTACATATTTTGGTTTTACTGGAACATTAAAATATGACGATGGTTTAGAAATAATAAAATTAGCAGAGAATAGAAAAAAAACTACTAGGGATACAGAGCAGGAAGATTTTTATCTTACAAATTTAACTAGTGATTTAGATGCGTTATTACCAGATAGTCAAAATAGATTTTACATAACATTAAAAACACAAGCCATATCAGAGTATGCCGAACAATTAAATATTTTAAATGATAATGGAACAAAAAAATATAAACCAGAAGAAATATATAAAGGTATTTTAGAAAGAATAAAACAATCAACACAAAAAGTTTTTACCTTTCCTTTGTATCCTAAATACACTCCTAATGCTTGGAAAAAAATAGCAATACCACAATTAACCGAAGAAAATATTAAATTATTAGAAAACGATTTAGATAAAAATAATCGTAATTGGTTTGATGTTAACAATATAAATTATAATGGACTTTCTTTAAAAGAAATTAACAACAATATAGATGACCTAAAAAAGATACAAGAATATTTTTATAAATTTAAAAGTGAGACAAAATAAATATGAGTGATGAATATAACAATTTATTTAGTCCTGATAGCGACTTTTATAAAAGCAGAGAAGCTGCACATAATTATACAAACCTAGCACCTATACTAGAAGAAAAAGGTATGGATACTTCTTTTGCAGTAGACCCTAATTTTATACCAGAACCTTTAGATGCTACAGATGAAGTAACAGATGAAGTATTAATGAATGAAAAAAACTTTCAAACTGTTGGTCGTATTTTATATGATATGGATGCTAGTAAAAGAGATGCAAAAGAAGAAGCTTATGAAGCACCAGAGGTAGGAATTATAGGATCAAGGCAGACTAACACTCCTAGAACTGATGTTGACTTTGGAAAATACGCTTTAGAACAATTAGGATTTTTTAATTATAATATGGCACAGATGGGGTACGATACTATTACAATGCAAAAAGCAGAGCCTTATCAAAGGCTTGCTTTTTATTATGGTATGAATGCTTATGATCGTTTAAAAAACTTTACTAAAAAAGGAACAGCTAGATTTTTTAAAGGTGTTATAAGTGATCCATCTACTTACTTAGGATTAGGCTCTTTAGGTTTAGTAACAAGACAATTAGCTAAACAAGCTGGCGGTAAAAACGTATTACTTAACCTTATAAAAAACGCAGGTGTTACTGGTGCAGTTGGTGGAGTAGAAGGTGGGGCTTACGGAGCTATGGATAATTATTTTAGACAAGAAATAGGAATGGAAGCTGGTGGGCAAAAAGAGTTTAACTTTGATGAGTTATTAAAAGCTGCGGGATATGGTGCTGCCGCTGGTAGTGCGTTAGGTGGTTCTATTCCTGTATTAGGAGCATTAGGAAAACAAGCAGTAGATGTAGCAAAGCGAGTTGAGATAGATGATAGTGCTATGGTAGGTAGTGGGTTACCTCCAATAAAAATAATATCAAAAGAAGAAGCTCATATTAAAAAAATAGTTAAAGATAAAACAAAAGTAAAAGAAGTTATAGATGCGGTTAATAGAATTAAAAGTAATTATAATGAAGCTGATGGATGGGCAAAGCTAGAATTAAATACAAAAGATAGTAGTATTAAAATTTTAAATAAAGATGAAGTAAAAAAACCTTTTAATCAAATACCATATAATTTTCACACACCACCAGAAGGAGTTAGTAAAGAACAACATCTTACAAATATTACTAACGAGATAGTAAAAGATATAAAAGAATTAAAAGCACAAGCTGATGCTGGTGATGTAAATGCTCAAAGTATTTTACAAAATTCTAATTGGTACGAAGCTATGCGTGAAAGATTAAGAAAAGAATATGGAGGGCTTGGTGATTTATTTGTTGATGTTTTAGGTGCAACTTCTGCACAAACAACTGTGCAACAAAATTATAAAAATACTATAGATATTTTAAGTAGATATTCTAGAGGAGATTTTGATACAGAAATAAATGCTTATGCTAAAAGAAAGAAAGAAGGAAAGAGTTTTTCAGCTAAAGATATTTATGTAAATAAGAAACCTGTCTTTCCAATGATTACAAATGCAGCAGGTAAATTGTATAATGCAAATAGTCCAGCAGCAGTAGCAGCTATATTAGATTTATTTAGAGAAGTTAAAGCAGGAAAAAAACCAAAAACAATAAATTTTATGAGCAATCTATTAGGACTTAGTAACCAAGCTACTATAGATGTATGGGCAGCTAGATATTTAAGAAAAAAAGCAGGGCTTTCTAGAATACCTCCTGTAGCAGAGCAAGGTGTTGCAGGAAATATGCTTAAAGATACTGAATTAGGAAATTTAAAAACAGGAAGTTCATTTGGTTTTGGACAACAAGTTATAGAAAATGCAGCTAACATATTAAAGAAAGAAGGAATAGACATAGGCACAGAATTAAAACCTGATGCGTTACAAGCTGTATTGTGGTTTTTAGAAAAAGATGAGTGGACACAAAATGGATGGACATCTAAATTAGGTGAAGGTGGTAGTTTAGATCTAGAAGCAAGTTTTGGAGGATCATCTAATCCTAAAAGAGTAGAAGAATTAAGATCCATAATAAATAAAATTGATACACCAGAAAATGTAAAGTTACAAGCTCAAGAAGAACTTGACAGCTTACAAGCACCAGTAGACAGATTTACGTTAGGAGTATCAGCACAAAGGCCAGATAAAATACCTAGTAATGTAGAGCAAGCAGAAATGGCAGCATCTTTTGATGATGTGCTTAGAAATGACGAAACAGTAATTACTTATCAAGCCAATAACAGTAGAGGAAAGTTTATGGGTGATCCAGAGAGGTCTTTAAATGTAGAATTTGTAGTTCGCTCAAACTTTAATCCGAAAGATATAACAAAAAGATTAATAGAAATAGGTAAAGAAAAAAACCAAGATTCTGTATTTATATCTAAAGTTGTGCCAGAAAATAAATTTACAGGCAAAGAAAGACCGGGTGGTGAAATTTATTTTGATACAAGAAAAGATATAACATTTTTAGATCAAGTAGAGGCCATATTAAAAGACAAAGGTATAGATGGATTTACAGCTATTACAGATGCAAGAGCAAAAGACAGACCAAATGTACAAACTCAGACTGGAGAAACTCTTGCAGGTATTACTGGAGTGCGTTTTCAATACATACCAGAGTTTGATGATACTTTTGATGCTAATAATGCAGCAGCTAAGTATGATGAGATGCGAAAAATGTATTTTAAAGTTATGCAAGAAATAGATAAATTAGGTGGTATTGTGTCTGCTAATGTGGTAAACTATGACACTAAGGTATTTTTTAAAGGTGATTATGATGAACAACTTGGAAAGACTATATCAGGAGATGTTGAAGGAAAACAGTCCAGAAGATCCAATGATGAAAAGGTTGAAGAGCCAGATAGAGGTAGCTAAACTACCGGAGCAATCTTTAGAGGACACATATATAACTGGTGCTATTAAAAGAAATCAACCAGTAAAATAAAGTACACACATATTAATTATGAGGAGCTACGGCTCCTTTTTTTTTGGAAAAATTATGGCTAAACAGACACAGCTTTTCCCTGCGGAACAGATGCAGGAAGATATTATATCTATGGAAAATTTAGAAGCACCTACAGCAGAAGTAAATGTAGAACAAGCACCAGAAATAACTGTAGATAAAAATAACTCTTTATTTGAACCAACTATACAAGAAGAAACTATAGAACCTTTTGATGTTGCTGCTGCGGGTAAGATAGGAGTTTTTGGAAAAGATTTAGGTGATGCTTTATCTTTAGCGAAAGATAAAATTAAAAAAAAAGAAGAATTAAAAGAACCAAAACCAGTAAGAGCTGCAATAGGTGAAAAAGAACCAACAGTAAAAACTACTAATCAAGAACAAATCAAAAGTCCTATATTAGACTTAGCAACACAAACAACAGCAGAAACAAAAGCAAGAGAAAAATATATAAATCCAACAGATACTAAAATAGCAGAAACATTAATTAATTTATCTGAACCTAAAAGAGTAGAATTATCATCACAACCTCTTACAGATTTTAGTGCTGTAAATAAAAAAGGTGAAACACTTATACCAGATGAGAATGGTGTAATTGATGTTTTAAAAGTAACTAGTAATGCTTATAAAAAACAAATTAATGAAGCAAAAAGAGGAGAGATAGAACAAGCAGTAACTAGACAGGTTGCAGATTTAATTGGTGTAGGGGAAGATAAATTAAAAGCATCTATTTTAAATAGGAGACCGGGTAGCATTATTCAGCTAGAAGGTATGGGGGCTGCAGAAACTATGTTAGCTGCAAGAGACTTGTTAATTACAGAAGCATCAAAATTAGATGTATTAGCTAAAAAAATAGATGACGGAGATGATACAACAGCAAATTTATTAGCTTTTAAAAAACAAGCTACATTACTTGCAAATTTACAAGCTAATATTAAAGGATCACAAACAGAAATAGCAAGAGCATTAGCACAGTTTAATATTCCAGCTAGAGAAGCCGATGCAAATAATTTACAAAACTTAGATCTTAATAATATTTTAAATGATTATGGTGGAGAGGGTAGTGTAAAACAAATGGTAAAATCATACATGGCATTACAAGATGGAAGTAAGCGAATGCAATTTGTACAAAAAATAAGTAAGTTTAAAAGATTTTCTAATGCAATGTATGAAGCATGGATTAATGTAATATTAAGTTCTCCTATTAGTCATGCAAAAAATATTATAGGTGCTACTTTAACATCATTAAATTATGTAGTTGATACAGCAGGAGCAGCAACAATTGGAAGTGTGCGTAGAGGAATAACTGGTAAAAATGATGGTGTTCGTTTTGGTGAAGTGCGTGCAGCTTTATTTGCATCTATTGCTAATATAAATGAAAATTGGTCTTTAGCTTCACAAGCATACAAAGGAGAAGAAACTACTTTAAAAGGAAGTAAGATAGATTATGAAAGAACTAGAACTAGAGCATTTTCAGCAGAGGGTTTTGAAGCTTCAGGATTTGCTGGACAGTTTGCAAATGTTGTAGGAAATATATTTACATTAGGAAGAGTGCCAACAAAAATGTTAGGTTTTGAAGATGCACTATTTAAAGTATCTGCTAATAGAATGGCATTATATAAAAGAGCTTATAGAGAAGCTGTTATAGCAGGAGCAGATAAAAATGTAGAGTCGATGTCAGATTTTATTGCAGACTATGTTTACAATCCTCCTGTTGATGCAATAGTAGAAGGAGAAACCACTGCTAAATATATAACATTACAAAGTGAGTTAGGCCCAAATTTAAAAGCAGCACAGACATTAGCAAGAACTCCTTTTTTAAGATGGTTTGTACCTTTTTTTAAAACACCAGCTAATGCTTTTAAATACGCAGTAGAGCATACTCCCGCAGGATTATTATTAAAAAATATGCAAGAAGATATTGCCGCTGGTGGTGCTAGATCTGATATGGCATTAGCAAAAATGGCTGTAGGATCTGCTGCTACAATAGCTTCAATTTCATTAATGATGGAAGGAAAAATAACAGGAGGTGGCCCAACAGATCCAGATTTAAAATCTACATTATATAGAACAGGTTGGAAACCTTACTCTGTTAAATTTGGTAATGAATTTGTTAGCATACAAGGTCTTGAACCGTTTTCTACTATTATGATGATTATGGGAGATATTGGTGATGTTATGTCTACTGGTGCAGCTAAAGACGAAGAGATAGAAGATATCATGTATAAGGTTGCTGCTTCTGTTGGATACTCTTTAACCAATAAAACTATGATGCAAGGTTTTGCAAACTTTGTTGATACTATTCGTAACCCTGAGTATAAAGGTACAAAAACATTTCAACAGTTTATATCTTCTGCTGTACCAACTGTTTCATCAACAATAAATAAAGGCTATGTAGATAATACATTAAGAGATGTTCGTAGTACATTGGATGCAATAAAAGCAAGAATACCCGGATTAAGTAAAACATTAAAACCTCGAAGAAATTTATGGGGAAAAAAAATTATAAATAGTGGTGCATTAGGCCCAGATATAATATCACCTTTTTATAAAAGCACACATGATCCCCATCCAGTTGACGAAGAGATATGGAAATTAAGAGCAAAAATTACAAGGCATCCTGACTCTATACAATTTAGCGATGCTCCATCTGGTAATCCAATAGAGTTGTCTGATGATCAAAGAGATTGGTTTCACGAAAGAGCAGGAGAGTTAGCTTTAGAAAATTTAAATTTTATGATTGTTAAAAATAAAAAAGTATGGGAATTAGAAAAAAAAATGAATGGAAAAGAATGGGCTATAGAACAAATTAGAAATGAAGTAAGGCTTGCAAGAAAAGATGCACAACAAGAATTATTAATTCATCCTAAATACGGAAAAGAATTAATGGATAAAATTTTAAGATTAACACTAGATAAACAAAACGAAGAATTTGATAGAATAAGGAGTATTCAATGACAGTCTCAAGCTCAACCATTAAAAACAGCTACAGCGGAGATGGTAGCACTACCGCATTTGCTTATGCTTTTAAAATATTTGCAGCAGCAGATCTGACTGTAATTATTAGAAGCTCAACAGGTGTAGAGACAGTTAAAA